CCGAGTGCGAATTAGCGGCGAGAGAACCGTCACCAATGGCTACATTGGCGTATCCATCCACATTCGATTCCATACTCCGCTCGCCAATCGCTGTGTTTTCATAGCCATTTACATTGCCAAGTAATACGCCATTGCCAACGGCTGTGTTTGAAAAACCAACTGTGTTTAAGTCTAACGTCTCACACCCTATGGCAGTATTGTGATAGCCCGTGGTGTTTCTGTTCAGCGTGTGATAGCCAAGCGAAACATTTTTCTTGCCATAAATAGTGTATCCAGAGGAGTCATTGACCGCGCCTGCGCCATTGCCGATGAATAGGTTGTACAGGTGATCGAGCCACAGATGGACGTTCCCATCCTTGATGAGTTTGCCTGTTGCGCCATTGAATACGGCAAAATCGCCGTCGACTGCACTTGCTGGACCAACCACATCGCCTGTTCCGCCTCCTGCTCCAGTTGGAAAGGTCTTTTTCTTCCAGAGATAATCCTCAATGAGTTTCAGCCGTCGCATAATGCCAGTCAGTGGATCGGTCATAGCTCGCCTCGGATGCGGTTATCCATCGTCACTACCCCATTCTCGTACACGCCATGGATCGTATCCAGATGGGCGTCGAAAGAATTTCCGTCGTATTCAGCCACCACCACATCGCCAAAGCCGTAATGCAAGCCATAGAGCAGTTGGTCGGTGTCCACGATGCGCCCGGTCAAAACTTTCTTGGGGCGTCCAGCCTGCAGGGCCGTGCGTGCTTCACTCTCCAACTGATCGGCGTCCTGAGTCTGGCTGGCATCTACAAACTGCTCACGGCGGGCAAAGGGAGACATTCCAATGCGGTTGGCGTCGCCCAGGGGATAGATAGGGCGTAGGGCTTCAGTGCCCTGTCCGCCGGCATACACGTAGCTAACCTCCTGGCTGTGGTCGAAATCAAGTACCGGATCCTCGAGGCTTTTGCTGGCCGTGTTGATGATTACCGGTTTATCGGCTGTGCGCCGGTGGTCATTGCCTCGCTGGCCGGCGTAAGTGCGGAACTCCAGCATGGCTGCCCCAGTGTAGACAATATCAAATGCCAGATAGGTGCCACGCTGGAAGCTTTCGGTGGCCAGTTCCTGGAATATACCCAGCAAATCACGTTGAGCGAAGGCCTTGTGAGATGACGCCGCCAGATGTCGGTCAACCTGAACGGATAGATACGTTGACAGATCACGCGCCGTATCGAGCGCCAGGCTACCCATATTCTCGCGCACGATGGCTTTCATCATATCGTCGCAGTAGTCAACCTTTTCGACATAGGCCAGATCGTTGTAGGGCACGATCCGCCCTACGCCATCGTAGCCCAGCAAATAGTTGGCGTCGAAACCCTTCAGGTGCAAGGTTTTCTGCCCGCTTTGGGTAGAGTGTTGCCAGTCTCGCAAGAGAAATATCGTCTCCCCTTCCAGGAAAAGACGTCCGGCCACCTCACGCCAGATTTCCAGACGCCCATCGAGTTTGAATAGAGATAGATCGTAGATCGGCGGCAGATCTATATCCAGCACGCCGACCTCGTTTTCCTTGCGGCTCCACTCGACGCGCACGAATTCTCGGAAGGTGGCCATCTCCGGTGTTCCCGTTGGGTCTCGGTAGCGCACGAACAGACTCATCGCACCGCCTCATCGATGCCCTGGAATTGATCGATCCAGGTCATGGTCGCAGCCGTGTTGGCGTCAACCGTCCCGCCGATAAAGAGCGAAATCAGGTTTGTTCCCGACTCAAGGGTGAAATCTTCAGCTGACCCGGGCAGGATCGTATAACGCAGATCGCCCCGGAAGTTGGAGATAAATGTATTTTTCTCCGTGTCCAGTATGACTTTTTCTCCGGCCAGGAGTGTTAAGTTAAAAGAGATCGTCTTGCCGGTTGTGATGCTCTTGAGTTGGTAGACCCCCCCCGGTCCGGTGATCACGACCGCAGGTCTTGCTTCAGCGGAGCCGTGGTTGGTCACGGTGGTTACGACTGAAGCGGTGCTGGTACCAGCCACCGAGAAACCGATATATAGATTGCCGGCGCTATCGTAGATCATTGCGTTAATGATCGGATTTGCGGGTAGGGCTATGTCAATCGACGACCAGGACGAATAGTTCCACACCGCCGAATTACTGACGACCGTTACACCGCCAATCGTAGTAATGATACCGGAAGCCAACAAAAGTTTGTCCGGTCCAAAGGCCAGGTGGTAAATAGTTCCGCCTGGCGCTCCACCGCCCAGGTCCGACCAGTACACCTGGTTCCATTTGGCGATATAGTTAACTGTTACCGCCGGGCTGCCAGCCTGCGAAAACGCTCCAGCGGTGTAGACCAAACCATCCGGCCCCACAACAATGGCATATACCGCTGCATTGGTTCCTACATTCATGGCGTGCCAGGAGCCGTTGTACATGGCAATATAGCCAACAACAACACCGGCCAGGGTAAAGTTTCCACCCACATACAACTTATTCCCTGGACCCCAGGCCAATGCGCGCACAATACCATTTGTACCACCGCCGAACAGGCCAGCAAAAGCTGCTCCGTTCCAGGAGACAATATAATCTCCAGGTCCGCCGCCCCCGTGAAAATCACCCCCAATATAAATCAGCCCAGTCGGGGAGGGAGCGATTGCAAACACATAACTATTCAAGCCAGCGCCCAGCGCGTGCCAGGCCCCGTCCCACATGGCGATATTGGCTGCTGCCACAGCGCCAGCGTGAGCAAATAGGCCACCCACATATAATTTGTCCGCTGCGTCGAAAGCCAATGAGTAGACCGGCCCGTCCATGCCTCCGGCCAGCGTAGTCACCACCCCGGTCAGCGGATCGTACACGTAAATATAGGGGCTGAATAACCCGCCCGCGTATATTTTCCCATCCGGGCCAATCGCTATGGCCAGTACTTTATCGCTGGCTCCGGTTATAACTTTCTGCCAGACGCCGTTTTTAGTGCGCATGATGACATAATCAGCATCGGTTACGCTGGCTTGGTATCCCAGCAATGCGCTTTCGTTCCCCTCCCCGCGCACGAGTGGCAGGAACATCTGGAACTGCAAGCCCAGGCGCTCCTGGAAATTATTATCGACCTGGCCTTTCAGACCCTCCTGATAGTTACAGGGAATATTCAACGGCTCGCTGGCTTCATTGCCACAGTCGTCAACTGCCTGGTATTGCAGCAAGAGCGGCTGTTTGGGATAGGCGCGGTCCGGCTTGAGGGCATTGATCAGGTCCCGACGCACGCGCTGCAAATCCGGGAATGAGGTTCCCTGGATCGAGCCCAGCAGGGTAAATTGGCGCTCATCCAGGATCGTGTCCTGGTAAAAACCGCCGCCCGACGATGATGGCAGCGCTATATTATTGACCTGGCCCATACCCAAGCCAAAGATCGCCATCAGGATAAAACCGAGATCACGCAGTTTGACCATTTTCCCTCCGCTTGCGGTGCGGGCGCTGCGCCAACTGACGGAGGCGTGCGGCGATCCGTACCATCCATAATCCTTTACTCCAACCGTAAATCCAACCAAGTCCCCATCGCAATAGGTTGTTGGATGATCTTTGTTCTCGCACTGCCAGCCGTCCGTGTAGAAGGGCGACACATCTGCGTAAGCGCTGCGTGTCAGGTATAGATAGCGAATGACTGACGTAGTTTCATACCAATTGGTCCAAACGCGCTGCTTGAAACCGGTAGCCTTGAAACTTTTTAGACCAAAGGTGCTGGCGTCGGTGTGTGAATAGGCGTACAGATTATATGTTTTCCCAGCATCTCCTTGGAAATCAATCGCGAAGGAATACCACTGCCCAACTATCAGAGGAACCGAGTCGAATTGCACACCAGACTCAACTCCGGCGTTGGGCGTGATCTGCAACCCATACGCCCCTCTCCGCTGCCAGGTTGCCACGCGTGCAATCGCTGAGGCAAACGCCGTGTAACCGGTCGTATCGATCTCGAAGGACGGGTTGGTGATGATGTTGTCTGTACCTTCGGGCATCACCACCGAGAAAAAGTCGCCCAGCGGGTAACCGGTCAGGACATCGGGAACGTCGTAATAGCTTTTTAGCATTTAGCCTCCGCCCAATATTTGCATCATTTCGAATGAGCTTTGTACCGATCGTGGCTGTTGCACCGTTTGCATGGTCAACTGGTACACCGGGTTATAGTGATAGCTGCTGCTCATGTGGCTGACCGTTCCCGCGCCTCCTACCCCATTGACTATCCCACCAAGGGAAATCTGCGCGGCGTTCTTAACAAGATGGGCATTATCAATCAAGCCCTTGGCCCAACCGGCCATCATATTGGCGCCGATCTCGGCAAACACTTTGGACGGTGAGGAAATGCCCAGGAGCTTCTTGACCCAATCAGGCATGTCAGCTACCAGGCCAGAGAAATACTTTTTGAAACTGTCCCATTTGGCGGCCAGGCCATCCTTCAACCCCTGAACGATATTCTCGGCCCAAGAGACGGCGCTATCGTAGGCAGCCGTTGCCCAGGCACTGATTGCATCGCCAGTAGTCGTTATCCAGCCTGTGATCGCCGTGCTGGCACTGGTCACCCAGGTCGATATCGTCAGGCCAACACTTGTTGACCAACCAGTGAAGGAAGCTCCGACGGCGGTCGCCCATCCGGAAATATCAGTCTCAATAGTAGTAATCCAGCCTGTGAAACTTGTGGTGGCTGTAGTCACCCAAGTTGAGATTGTTGTACCGACACCCGTGGCCCAAGTCGTGAAGGAAGTTTCAACAGCAGTCGCCCAGGCATCAATCTTGAGCTTGACCTCTTCTTTCCAGGCTTCGAACTTGGTTACAGTTTCCAATTTCCAAGCATCAAACTTTCCCTTGGTCTGAGTTGCCCAGCCGCTAATGTTCGTGACCGTTTGCATGATCCAGCTGGCAATCTTTTCGCCCCAAGTTGCGACGATCGCAATGGCCCCCGCAATGGATATAACCAGAAAACCAGCCAGTGCGCCTACCAGAACAACCGGGTTGGCCAGGGATAGCACCGCAATGGCTGCAGCTGCAGCTACACCGACTATTATCCCCAACACAAGGGCCGCGATTCCAAAGACAGTTCCAAACATGATGATAGATTGCAGATTATTCCCGATCAAGTCAAGGAAAGGCTTAGTTGCATCCGTTACCGGCTTCCAGGCAGTTTGAAGTTTTTTGAGAGACTGCGTCAGAGCGTCAATGGAATTCTTGATTCCATCAAATGGCCCCGTTTTTTCTGAGGCTACTTCAGGAAAACCAAAACGAGTGTTCGTCAATGCGGGATCAGGTCTCAGGTTCTTGGTATTAGTCAAAGCACCGTAACTCACACCAGCCCCAATCTTCGCTGCTGGAATACCTCCACCTCCGCCCCCGCCTCCAGCCTTGACGGCTGCCTCGGCGGCCTTGGCCAGCCGATCAAGCAAGGATATCTGCTGTTTCAGGAGCTCGTTATCCTGAGTATGAACATCAACCAGGGCTTTGGCTGCGTCCGCTTTGGCTTGCGCTGCAACCTGATCAGCCTGAGCTGAATCGAGTGCGATTTGTGCCACACTAGTTTCCCCAGCTTTGGCTTGCTCCAAAGTCCGGATCTGCATGCCGGCTTTAATCTTTTCAATCTCCAGGCGAGCTCGCTCTTTATCCGCTGCAGTCGCATTCACGTCCAGCATGACCATTTGGAGCTGTGACATTTTGCGCTGATCATCAAGATTGTCTGCTGCAGCCGAACTGGTATCTAGTTTTGCCTGAAGCGGCTTGAGAAGATCGTCGTATTTCTTGGTAATATTGTTCAGTGCGTCCTGTGCGACTTTGACCTTGTCGTTAGCAACTGACAATTCCAAAGTAGTCTTTAAGTATTCTTGTAAAGATTTGTCGGTGATCTTAGTCTTGGCGTAGAGTTGATCCAGGATCTGATTGGTAACTTGACCGACTGAACGGACCTGCTCAATCGCCTGAGCAATGGCCGATCGATCGCCCAAAATACGGGGGATTAGGCCGGTGTCAGAGGTGCCCTTGGAAGATGCTTTCAAAGCGGCTTCGATGGTCCCGGCGATATCGGTAAAGACACTGAAATCAGCCTTCCCCCAGCCCTTTAAATATTCGGCCATTGCGCCTTTGCCCCACTGGTCCAGCTTTGGCAGCAATTTTGGCGGACTATGAGTCTCTAACATGCTTGAGATAATATTGCCGATGTAAGTTAAAGCATTGATCACTGCTACCGCACCCTCGATCATGCCGGAGGCGAAATTGTCAATCAGGTTTGCCCCCCACGTGAAGGAATTATTGATCAACGTGGTCATGTTCCCCCCAACATCGCCGGACATCTTCCCAACGGCTTGCGCAGCATACGCACCGAGATCTTGAAAATTCACCAGAAGACTATCCAGATTATTTCCTAACGCCGTGATCGCTGGGTAGAGTGCGCCTCCCTCACCGAAAGCGGACGTGGCTCCTGTTACCAGGTCGGAGACAGCCTTGAGCCCTGTATCAAAGACTCGCTGGAAAGGCTGACCAAGTTTGTCCAACAGTTCAGACACGCTGGTTTTCAAATTTCTCATTCGAACGCTGGCAGTATCCGAGACCTGGTTGTAAAGACCCTGGATGTTGACGCCTGCAGCTAAAACGGCGTTCAAAGTTGCGGAAATTTTCTGCTCCTCCGAAAGATCGGCGACAGTAATTTTGAGGGAATCGGCCAGCCGTTTTTGATAACCGGTGACATCCGCCATGATCCCAGCACTTTTCAAGTAGCGCGCGTTGGCCGTCTCAATGCCATAAATAAGTGACGAATAGGTGTCAGAAACGCTTTGACCGGTCAGAACGCTTGCATTTTGAGCCACGGTTGCAAGCGCTGTAGTTTTGGAAAGATCCAGTTGATTTTTTGAGAATTCTGCTATACCATCAGCTGCTGCCTGGTCTTCCACACCCATTTTTACTACACTGGAAATAAGCGAGTCCACTTGTGATTTTGTCGCGCCAGCGCCTTCAGCCAGAAATTCAGCCGCGGTACTGACCTCGTTAAGACGCGCAGCGGATAGTACCGATTCCTTGGCAATGTCTGCTATGGCAGAGGCGCCGGCTTCAACCGCCCTCGCTAAAAGGTTGCCAATTGTGACAGCCACCGCAGCGCTTGCTATATTGAGACCTGCTATGCTCGGGGTGCCAGTTCCGGCCGCGCCCGTCAAGTTCTGTACAGAGTTTTTGGCTCTGGCCATAGCCGATTCAAAGGCTTGGCTGTTTTGGGCTACTAAATTAACACCCGTATTTTCAAGTGCCATACATCGCCTCTGTTATATTTTTATTAGCCTTATTTTCTCTTTTTTTAGCTTCGCGTAGTTTCGCAGCATCAGATATTTTTTGGCAAGTTTCCGGAGAGCGTGGCTTACCCTTAAGGGCACTAGATATTTTTTGGCAATGTTCTGATGTGTGTTTCTTACCTCTAAATGCCGCATGAAGTTTGTCTATTTTTTGGTGACACTTTTCACTGTTACGTTGACCGTCACTCATGTTTTTGCGAGATTTAGGCGAAAGCACTTCTATTCTATGTGAATCCGATAATTTCTGACAATATTCTGGTGAGAACTTTTTACCCTTATTTGGAGACGCGCGACCGATAGCTATAGCAGATTGTTTAGCACGTGTTTCTTCAGAAGTTGGACCTTGGTATTTTGTAAATGGCGCGCCCCCATTGAGGTTGTACCCATTATGTGCTAAAGTTCCAAATGCCATGATGGCTGCCTGTTCAGTTCGCGCTGCCTCGCCCGCATTATCCAGAATAGCGAGCACGCGAAAACTAAAAGCCTCGATACTATATTTATTCACAGCCCTATTAAATGCTCGCGCACAACTTGCGCTTCTGGTATGCTCCCTTTGGCGTCGCTCTAAATTCATCGTTGTCCCGATATACGACTTGCCACTTATCTTGTGGGTGTATTGGTATAAGTAAAAATTCACAATCTATTTTCCTGACGATCTTCTAATCGCGTCATTTTGTTCGCTCGCGATCACGCCATCAATTTGTAGATGCGCCTCGTAGGCCGCCACAATCAAGCTCTGCATCTCGCCCTCCAACATAAAGAAGCCGCCTGGCTCTTCGTCTG